TTTACCCTCCAGTTCTTCGCGGAAGAATCAGGAGACGCGGGCGTAGCAGCTGCCGACGCCGGGCAGCAGACGGGCGCAGAACAGCTTTCCGACGCCGGGAATGGTAATGCTCCGGACAGGGATGCAGAGTTTGACCGGATGATCCAGGGGGACTATGCAGACGCCTACCACAAAAAGGTGGAGGGGATCGTGCAGAACAGACTCCGGAACAGCAAGGCAAAGCTCGCAGAGCTGGATGGCATCTCACAGGAACTGGCCAGACGCTACGGAGTCAACGCCGCGGATACGCAGGGACTGCTTGCAGCACTCCGTGCGGACCGTGCATACATCCGTGAGCAGGCTGACGAGAATGGTGTATCCGAAGACGTGCAGGCTCAGCTGAACGAGCTGAAAGCCATCAGAGAAGCCAAAGCCGCAGAGGATAACTACAACCAGCTGAAGGCCAGACTCGGCGAAGGTGTCGAGGAGACGCAGGCAATCTATCCGTCCTTCAACCTGGAGGCGGAGATGGGGGACCCGCGGTTTACGCAGTTCATCGCGAATGGTCTTTCTGTAAAGGACGCGTACGAGATCCTTCACAAGGATGAGATCATCGGCGGGGCCATGCAGTATACCGCTAAGAAGGTGCAGGAGAAGGTCGTAAACGACATCAAGGCACGGGGCCTGCGGCCTGCGGAAAACGGAGCCGCATCACAGAGTTCTGCCAGGCAAACGGTGGACATCGCCGGTCTTGGCAGGGAAGGGATCGATAAGATCATCGAACGCGCAAAACGCGGAGAGAAGATCACGTTCAGAGACTGACTTCCTCCGCAGACTATTGGAGGATATGACAATGAAAGAGTATCTTTTTAACATTCAGTTTTTTGGCACCGCCGGTCTGAACGAGACCACCGACGCGACCACCGGGAGCAATGACCTGTCTCCCGAAATGCAGGTCTTCTATAAGACCCAGCTGATCGAGCACGCAAAGCCGGAGCTGTACTACAACAAGTATTGCGATCATCAGAACATCCCGAAGGGCAACGGCAAGACCATCCAGGTGCGGCGCTTTACCGCGTTTCCTGCCGCGACCGATACGCTGGAGGAGGGCGTCACCCCGACCGGTCAGGACCTGAACGTGGACGAGTACCACGAGACCCTGAACCAGTACGGCGGGTATATCAAGCAGACTGACCTGCTGGAGATGACCGCGGTCGATCCGATCATCGCGGAGGATACCGAGCTGTGTGCGGATCAGATGGCGCTCACTCTGGATACCGTCACCCGTGACGTGGCGGTTGCCACCCTGAACAAGGTGTGGTCTCCGAAGATCGTCTCCGGCGTGGTGACTCCGATCAATCAGCGTTCTTCCATGAACGAGACCTGTCTTCCGACTGCGGACGACTTCCGCAAGATCGCGGCGATCCTCAAGGCCAACAACACCAAGAAGATCGACGGCAGCTACATCGCGATCGTGCATCCGCATATCGCGGCGGATCTCATGAAGACCGCTCCGGAGAATGCCTGGATCGACGTATCCAAGTATAAGAGACCGGAACAGATCGAGGAAGGCGAGCTCGGCAAGATGTACGGTATCAGATTCTTCGAGTCCAGCAACGCGAAGATCTGGAACGACAACACCTGCCCGGTGAAGACTGCTGCGGCCGGCAGCACTCCGGCGACCTACTACTCGGTGTACGGCACCATCGTTTTCGGCAAGCACGCTTACATGTCTACCGACCTGGAAGGCGCCGGCAGCGAGATCATCGCGAAGCAGCTGGGCTCTGGCGGTTCGGAAGACCCGCTGAACCAGCGCAGCTCTGTCGGCTGGAAGGCCACGCACTGTGCTGCTCTGCTGGCATCCGAGTACATGGTCTGCCTGGAGTCCTGCTCCAGCTTCTCCGGGGAGTCTGAGGCCAACTAAGGCAGAAAGGAAAACAAAAATGGCAACTAAGAAACCTGTGACAACTGACCCCGCGCAGGAAGATGCCGCAGAAAAGGTGGCGACTGCTCCCGACCCGAAAGAGGGCTGGGTGGAGGTCTTCCTGCACAAAGACAACAACAAGTATAAGAAGGACCTGTTCGTCGGGATCAACGGCAAGCGTTATCTCGTCAAACGCGGAGAGCCCGTCATGGTCCCGCCAGAAGTGGCCGAGGCGATCCGAAATTCTCAACGGCAGGACGTCATCACGATGCAGACCATCGAGAAGTTCAGGAAGCCGGTTGTTGTCGATCAGATGTAAGCAGAAGGGGAGGGGCCTATAACCCCTCCCCGCCCATAATGAGGATATGACCATGACGATCAAAGACATCATCGCGGACGTTGATAACATCAAAGAAAATGAATACAACGACGAGGCCAAGCGCAAGTGGCTCTCGGATCTGGACGAGCGGATCTATAACGACCTGGTGATCACCCGGTCGGACTTTGACGCAGAGACCGAGACGCGGACCTTCCCGTATGAGGATACGGACCAGGAGCTGATCCTGGGCTCGCGGGATATGTACGTGGCGTATGTGATGGCACAGATCGATTTTTATAACGCGGAGTATACCAGGTATAACAACGAGATGGCGGCATTCAACGCAGCCTATATCGATGCGGCATACCGTTACAACAGACAGCGTGTGGGCAAGGCTATGCGCTGGAAGAACTTCTAAGGAGGTGCACGATGCTCCTTCCCCAGCTTCAGACAGACAACAGCGGCTCTTCGGGGCTTTATAAGATGACCAACCGGGACTTGGTCCAGGCGTTCTCCGGATACGATCACAATCTGCGCGTATCCGACGGGCGCTTCTTTGATATGGGAAATCTGACGTCAGATCTTTATCCCGTGCTGACGCAGCGCGACAAACGCGGGACGCTGCAGAGCGGTGACGAGGATCTTGTAATCACTTCCCCGAACGGCATCTGTGCGAACGAGAAGCTGGCATGGGTGGACGGCACTACCATGTACTACGACAATGTAGCTACCGGCCTGACGAGTCTTTCTGACAGCGAGAAACAGCTGGTCTCCATCGGTTCAAAGATCTGCGTGTTTCCTGATGCGGTCTACTATGATACCGCAGACGGCACGAACGGAGCCCTGGGCGTGGAGCATAGCTATACCGGCGTCTCGTTCAGCATGTGCAATGCTGCCGGCACGAACATTACCTATTCGACTACGAAGCCGGCAAACCCTACGGATGGTCAATACTGGCTGGATACGTCTTCGACGCCCAACGTGCTGAAGCAGTGGTCGGCGTCTTCCTCCAGCTGGGTCTCAGTCCCGACGACCTACGTAAAGATCTCCGCGGCGGGGATCGATACGGACCTGGCAGAAGGCGATGCGGTGACCTTCAACATCGAGGACTGCCCTGCAGAGCTTGCGCAGTTTAATACATCCATGATTATCCGCAAGCTGGGCTCCGGCTACCTTGTGGTGACCGGCATCATCTCTACGCAGGTGACGGGGCAGAGCCTGACCGTTACCCGCGAGATCCCGGAGATGAGCTACCTGGTGCAATTAAATAACAGGATCTGGGGCTGCAGCGCGGACGGGCATCATCTGTATGCCTGCGCACTTGGCGATCCGAAGAACTGGAAGAAGTTTGACGGTATCGCGTCTGATTCCTATGAGGTGACGATCGGCTCCGACGGTAAGTTTACCGGGGCCGCGGCCTACCGGAACACCATCTACTTCTTCAAGGAAAACCGTTTCCATAAGATCTACGGCACCATGCCGGCTAACTTCGAAGTGACAGATTCCATCATCACGGGCGTGAAGGAAGGGGCCTTCCGGTCGCTCGCACAGGTGGAGTCTTATCTATATTATCTTTCTCCGTCTGGCGTCTGCCTGTTCGACGGTTCCTTTGCGACGTCGATCGGTGACAACTTCGGAACTGTAAAGTATTCCGGGGGCGTCGCCGGCAGCGTGGACTACAAATACTATATCTCCATGCAGGACCAGAGCGGCGCCTGGCATCTGTTCGTTTATGATACCCGCAAGGGCATCTGGTGCCGGGAAGACGCGCTGCATGTTTATGGATTCGCCTACAACCTGGGCGAGCTGTACGCGCTGACAGATTCCCGCATCCTTGCGATGAAGGGGACGGTCGGGGCCGAGGAAGCGGACTTTGACTGGTTCGCGGAGAGCGGCGACATCGGTCTGGACCTGCCGGACTTCAAGTATGTATCCAGGCTCGTCCTTCGCACGAAGATCGGCGAAGGCTCTGTGCTGCGCGTGCTGGTAAGCTACGACGACGGCGACTTCATGGAAGTCGCACACAACTTTGAAAAGAACCTGCGGCTGACGCAGATCCCGATCATCCCGCAGCGCTGTGACCACATGAGGATCAAGCTGGAGGGCCGGGGCAGTTTCCGGCTGTACTCCATCTCCAAGGTAATCGAGCAAGGGAGTGAACTGTAATGGCAACCTTTCAGGCAGAACTGCCGCCTATCCACAACCTGGGCACGCCGGAGGAAGAGATCCTGCGGATCAAACGCTATTTGGTTCGGCTGGCTGAGCAGCTGGACTATACGTTAAACAGCCTGGATCTCGGTGGCAGCACGGATGGCAGCTATGAAAGCACAGCTTCAGGCGTCAATCCGGGAAGCTACGGCGATACGGGCGACCAGACGCCGGGCTTCGGGGAGACCTTCCGGGCGCTGTGGGCAACCGTCAATGCCGCGGGCAAGGTGACATCCATGTCTGCGCATGACGTAACGATGCCGAATGCGGCAGCGTCTGCGAGTGCTGCCGGCCTGATGAGTGCCACGGACAAGGTGAAGCTGGATCAGATCCCTGCCGGAGCAGAGGCAAACGTCCAGGCGGACTGGAACGAGACCGATCCGGCTTCCGACGCCTATATCAATAACAAACCCACGATTCCACCGGGATCTGTCGTTGACAGTGCCTTGTCGACCACATCCGAGAACCCTGTACAGAACAAGGTGATCACGGCAGCGCTGTTCCAGCAGCGCGGAGAAGAAGATGCGGATCTCGACAACTGCACCGATCCTGGTGTGTATGACTACTTATCCACAGCAACGCACACTCCAGTTTCCGGTGCCGGCGGCACGCTGATCGTCACTCCCGGACCGGGCGGCTATGTGATGCAGATCTCCATACCGCGGGACGGGGGCGGCGACAGCAGGCTCTATGTGCGGCAGTATACGTCGTCCCTTGTATGGGGCGCCTGGCAGGAAATGGCGCTTGCGTCAGAGGTCCCTGCAGCACCGGAGGCCGGGAACGTGGAGCTGACGGCGACGGATGCGTCTGTTGCGACGATCGGCGGGCTGCGGCTGTATCAGTATGGCGACGTGCGCGTGCTGATGGGCTACATCACGGCAGTTAATCTGACAACGACGCTTACGACCGTCACGACGATCCCTGCCGGCCACCGGCCAGTCGCAGGTGCTCCGATCCGGATCTACAGCA